TATCAAATCGAGCCACAATCCTTTGACTATTACTAGCTTCAGTATCAACAACAATTTGAGTCGGGGTAGTCTTAATAATCTTAGATCGGGAATCATCTAAGTCGGGCAAAGCAATCAAATCTTTAGCTACGAATTTAAGTTTCCCACCCGTTAACCCCGTCCCCGTTACTGTAACAGTGACGGGGATTGTCCTCTGTCTTTCTAATATAAATCCATTTAACGGCGCTCTATCTACAAAAGCATTGATCATAATTAATTTTTCTTTTTAACTCCAATTAATTTTATCAGCTTGGCAGGGATTCTTTTGAGCAACAATTGTGGTTTGTCGGGTGTACGTTCCGGGAGCCAAAACCTTTAACTTAACGCCGGGTAATTTCAGGGTTTGGGTTGGCATCATCGGGTTAGCAATCGGCGGAGGCAAGCCCGGAATATTAAAATCTAGCTGATAACCCGCCACATACTGCCTAAGGGTATACAAAGCATTCCGGTAAAGAATAGCCCCGAAACCCATGTCTCCCCCCATTTGCGGGTTTTGCATTTGCTGAAAATGCACAACCGCAAGGGAAGCAACCGTCAAATCCTCAACAATAGAACTAACAATCTGTAAGGCATCACGGGCGTTTGAAGGTATAGGCAACTCGTAAACAAAGCTCAGGATTGAATTGACCTGAGCTTCAATTTGAGTGCCTTTTTGATCCAACAATTCCAGGTCAACTTCCTTGGCCCCGAAGCTAGATCCAAAAGGAACCCCCGACGCATTTGTACCGAGTTCAAGCCTCCCTCTTAATATTCGAGCTATCCGGTCAGGAGTTGTGTAAATCATTGGATCACAATAGATTCTTTCAATTCATCCCAAGACTTACCTCTAAGGGGGATTCTGGTATCCAAATCCTCAACAGAGGTAAAAGGTTGTTGATCCCGTGCTTTGTCAAGTTTGGTAGCGATCGCAGCACCAACACCCGGCAATTTAGAAAGCTCGTCAATTGTGGCTTTATTAACATCTGTTTTGGGTAAGACAGCACCAACAACAACGGTTTCAGTGGGGTAGGCTTTCGGAACTGTACTCGGAGCCTCCACAGAGAAGGAGATGCTATTCTCAACTTTGACATCTGAATTATTGATGGTTGGAGTTAGCACGGGTTCTTTCACTTCATCCTGTTGGACGATGTCAAGCCGTGCTAACACTTCCTCTGGCAATTCTCCAGGGTTGTAGATTCGAGGGTGATAGATATTCCCTCGATTGACCGCCATTTTAAGAAGTTTTACGGGTCTAGTGGTATCTATCATGCGACTGTCCGACCTCCCAATAAGTCAGGCTGTGGGAAGAAAGGAACCATTTTGCCAACGCAGTAGGAACGGTCACGGGCTGGGGATGTTTGTAATTGTTCGGTTTTGACAAACAGACCGGATCTCCCTTCATTTTCAATTGTGGGGCCGAACAATCGCTTACCCATGCCAGAGGTTAGGAAACAGTAAGAGTTATCGTTCAGATAACGCCCTTTCACTGTTTGACCGGGTGATGTTTCGATCTCGTATTGGGCATCGTAAATCTCTAATTGAGTTTTGGACATTGCCAACTGAGGTACGAGTTTCATCAAAATCTCAGGAGAAACGGCACTAGCCACCCCCGCAGCAGGGACATTAGACAGCATCCCAGTAGAGAGTGCCCGGTTGCGGGTCGATTCTTGGCGACTTAAATGGATCGCCAAACGATTGCTCATCACAATCTTGTCAGGGTAATATCCCTTCTTATCGTAGAAATTGAGCAAATGATCCTCAATATCTTGCAATCCCGTGGCTGTAGCGTACTGATCCCATCGGGCGGTTCCAGTTAAAGCGGTAGGGTACTGATCGGCTGTAGTGGCATAAGCTAATCTGGCAGTTACACCGGAGCGGGGGTCGGTATAGGAGACTTGACCAGACTGTAATACTTGCCAAGTCAGAACGTTTGCAAGTTTGACAACTCTAGGCTGTAGACTGGCAACGGAACCAAACAGCATATCCACAAAAGTTTGCGACATATTGCCGGGCATCATCCGTTTAAATTTCAACATTTGCTCTTGTTTCTTTTCGTCCCAGTTATGGGCGATCGCCAGTTTAAAGAAGTCTCCATCAAACTTAATTAAGCTACCCGCGCCCGTTGAGACAACCTCACCATCGGTAGAAATCACAGAAGCGATTGCTAGGTTTTGTTTAACAAGATATGCCAACACATCAGGGTCATCGGAAAACTCAAGGGTGACAAAATCATCCATCAGTTTGTATTGACTAAGAACCCCCGGATCGGGCTTTTTGCCCATCCGTTGCAGGAGGGATTCTTTATCAGGGTCAACCAGGAATTGAAAAGTATCTTCATACAAAAGTTGAACTTGTGCAGCCGATACAGTATTTAAGAAATCTGCAATGTACATTAATCAAGTCCCTCCGTTAAGGAATAAAGGTTAGTTTTGGCAGTTGGGTTTGAATGTCACCGTCAATGTATGGCAGCGCATTACGGAAGACGACACCACCTGAGTACGGAGCGATAAACTGATCACCGTCATAGAGGGAGACAGTGGCATTTAAAACCCCTACAACAACATCCCCAATCGTACCGATCTTGGCTCCAATTGCCAGAGAAGCGTTACCACCTTGGGGGGTAATGGTTAGGGTTCCGATTGCCGTAGAAACATCAGCAACCGCAGTTCCCAAAGTGCCAGCAACACCCTGAGCTACCGTTACAGCCGTTGTGAAAATGATACCTTCTTGATCGGTAGTGAGAGTTAGAACACCGCCCGGAGTAGTCGCGCGGATTTCTTCTAAGGGAGAAGACCCAGATTGTGCTTTGGTGATAGCCGCTTTTAGACCATCGGCAACGTTCTGATTTGATGCAGCCGTGGCAACGAATGAAATCGGAGCGTCATTGATGGAAACGGTAAAGATATTGCCAACAGCAACCGAAGCAAAGGTAACGGTTGTAACTTGTCTTTGAGTCAAAGAATCAATACCCGTCACAGTCCCAAATAGCGGGGCTGTAGCTGCACGAATAGCGGTTTCTTCTGTGTACCGTGAAACCCCTGGTGCTGCAATGTAGCGAAGTACATCTCCAATCTTGAAAACCTGGGGGCATTCCACAATTACAACAGTTTCGCCGGAAACATAGGGAGCGAGAATCTTAGCCCGACCTAAAGGACGATGACCGCCTGTAGATTTCTTAGCAAGAAAAACACCCGCAGGAACGGATTTAGATCCTGCAATAGATGGGATGTCCGACTCCTCTAAGCAGCAAGAAAACGCGGCTTCGGTATTGGTATTAACCGCGATAACTGGGGGGTCTGAATAAAAACGGGTTACTTTCATTTGTTACTCCTAAACGTATCCATTGCGGGTGCGGAATGATTGAATGGACTGCACATCTTCATGGGAGAAGTCTGTGTCAATCGGGTCGTTAGCCATTTGTCCAAATTGAGCGATAGGGCCGCGAGCGTTGGCAATATAAAGGTAATATTGCAGACGATCTAACTGTTGACCCGGTGGGACGCTTAACCCTTCACAAGCCGAGGAAAATTGAGCCGTCCGATCTTGACCCGTTTCAAATTCTCCAATCAGCAGTCGGCGCTCATGGGTTGTTAAAATCCCAGCGGCAATCATCTGATCACATTGCCGTTCGATAGCTCGGAGGGTTTCACCAATGGCTTGCTGTTCCTTGAGGGCTTCAAATTCGGCACGGAGTCCGATGTCAGCATTCATGGTGACAACGGGTTCAGCATGAATGCCTTCACTGAGGGAATAAGAATCATTGGGAGATCCCCCTAACTCAGTAAAAGCATTGGCAGCCAGATTAACGAAATCGTTATAATCTTGACCGTTTAACTGAAAAGCGTCTGCTAATTCGGCGGCGGTTTCGGGTTCGATTGCCAGCGTCCCATCAAACAGGCTAGAAATATCTCGCCCGTCTAATCCGGTGATTTCACTAACAACAGCAACACCATCATCAATTGAGTTGAAACGTTGCTCAATCAAACCCGCTAAAGTTTGACCAAATCCCTGAGAAAAAGAAGCAACATATCCCATGTTTTGGGAGTATTCTTCCATCTCGCCTTCATCTTCCATTCGAGATTCTTCTACGTCAATACCAAAGATTTGATACATCGTAGAAGCGACATCTTCAATCCCTTCTGCAACAACATCATCGACTTCATCTTCAGGTAAAACATCTCCATCTTCCTGATCTAGCGCGGCTTGAGTTGATAGCAAAAAAGCTACAGAAGCCGCAGTTGCTTCGTGAATTTCAGGGAATGTTGTGACGCTTAGCAATTGTTGTAAGTCTTCGAGTGCTAATGTCGATTGTTCTAATGCTTGTTCAATGTCATCCATCTTATTTCCTCCTAACTTGTTCTACAACGATTTTTCCATTTTTGGTTCTTCTGCGACGGGAAAACGTTTTTCCTATGCCGATACCGATAGCAGCTTCAGGTCTTGTCAAGATGAGAAGTCCTTGCTTAACTTTTGGGCGTTTTTCAAGGTATTCTCTATTGTTTTGCCTGAGTTGACTACGACCATATAAAGCACCTAGTCCTATACCTCCAATTGCAGCCGTACCATATAGTAAGGCATTGAAAGAAGCTAATTGATTTCGGTGTTTAACCCTCCTAATAATTATCATTTTCTATTCACTTGCTCAACAACGATTTTTCCATTTTTGGTACGACGACGGCGGGTGAAACTTTTTGATCCGGCTGCAATCATGCCACCTCCAATAAAAGCAGCAGCTAATGGGGCAACCCTGTAAGCACCTAACTTTCCTGGGTTCTGTTTTGCCCAACTAGCGGCAGCGTTTAAGTTGGCAGCATTTTTAGTGTTAGCAGCACTCGGATTCTTGACAACTTCTTGCATGGCTGCACCTGCTCTATCCTTTGCCTTTTCAGCAAGATATCGCCCGTACTTACGAAAAGGCTCTTTAATTAGATCAACGAGTCCAAAGTTTGCTTCATTGCTTACCCTTCGTCTTACAATAATCATGCTTTTCTCCTAACTTGTTCGACCACTATTTTTCCATTTTTAGACCTACGCCTTCGGGTGAAGAACGCACCCGCACCGACCAACCCAGCAACACCCAAACCAGCTAGTAATAGCTTTGTTGGTATTTTTTTAGGTACATCTTTTTCCGTGAGGTTAAACTTAGGCGGTTCTACATGAACTTTTTGATTTACCCTTTCTTGTGTTTTCTTGAAAGAATCATTTAATTTCTGGCGCAGTCTTTCAGCTTCTTGTGTTAGCTCTTTTTGACGAGGGGTTAAGTTTTCGGTATAAGATTTTGGTGTTGGAGTTGCAGACTCCCCTCCTACACGGATAACTCTCGACGGGTTCCCTGTCCATAAGTCTCTATCCAAAGATTGCCAACCCCGTTCATAACCACGCCTTGCGTATGTTTTCGTAGCCCTCCTTTGTTTCCTGTCATCACCCTTACTCCTACGCCCTTCTGGAAGTGCATAAGTAGCAAACAGCGCGGATTTGGCGGGTCTAGTCCTACGAACAATGATCATTGTTTTCTCCTAACTTGTTCAACAACAATCTTGCCTTTTTTAGTTCGACGACGACGCATGAACGTTGCACCCCCAGCGACAGCCGCACCCGCAGCAAGTAGACCCAATCCAGCAGCACCGCCAACAGCTAGTTTTCCAACCGAGCGAGAGTGTCTCCTAAAAGATTCCGCTCGATTATAAAGTTCAGTCAGTTTTTTTGCGTCAGCCGGATGAATGGTTGCGCGAGAGTTTTGTTTAAGCTGTTCCCTAAGTGAGTCATTCACTTTCTTAACCGCATTTTGATGAGGAGCTTCAGCCCAATCCGCAACTCTATTTCCAACTCTGTCAAAAATATCAGCGCCCTTTGCTTTTTTAGGATATCCACCACCCCAAGGGTCGCTATCAACAACTTCTGTTTTTACCCCAAAATTGGCATATTTCTGATATTTATTAACTTCAATTTGAGAGAATATTGGCACGGCGTACCTCTACTTTTGTCTTTTGCATTAGCGTCTAACCCTTTCAATAATTTGTTTACCTTTAGATGATCTTCGTCTCCTGATAAAGTAAGCTCCTGCACCTACTAAACCCGCAGCAGCTAGACCTGCTAATACCGCTTTTGAGTTTGATCCAGATTTAGGTACTGTTTTGGGATTTGTTTGCGAGTATTTCGGGTCTTCTACCCAAACATCTTTATCCCAATCCCAATAACGACCAGAGAAACTGGCAATGGATTCTTTGTGCCTAACCCTTCTGACAATAATCATTAGCGTCTCACTTGTTCAACAATCATTTTTCCGGTTTTGCTACGACGGCGACGCATAAACATTACCCCACCAGCCCCAGCACCACCACCCGCAACAGCAAGTCCGGCAAGTCCAGCACCGAGTTTTCCTGGGTTTTTTTCTGCCCATTCAGCCATTCCCCCAAGGTTTCGAGAACCGGATACGTTTGCAGCACCTCGGACACCTTTTGCGGCGACACCTCCAACCGCGCGGAATGGCATTTTTGCTATTCTTACAGCACCCTTTAAGACTCCTTTTGCCATATCCGCAGCACCAAAAACAGCAATACCCGCACCGTTTTGATAATTATTATATTTATCAACTTCTGCCATAGAAAACATAGCTACAGGCGGTTCGTATTGGTAATAACTCATTTTTGTCTCCTTAAATACTTAGTGTGAAAATAACAAAATTATCGGTTCTTTCTCCGTCGCCTTAACCCCGTCTCACCAAAATTAGAAGTAGTGTTACCCAGGGAATAAGTGGCTTGCCCTTTAATTAATTCATTAGCATAAGGGCTTGAATTGTACGGCGATTCCGGTTCTTGATTTATTGATTGACTCAAATTATCAAGCCCAAAATATTGCTTAATTTCTGCCGTAAATTCGTCAATCGCAGTTGATAACAATTGCTCAGGAGTTACCGCTACCAATTGTTCAGGTGAGGCTTTTTGAATCCGTTGGATGGTTTGTAATAGGATTTCAAACTCCTCTAGCAAGTCCTCTCTTTGTCGCTTAAACGTTCCCTGCTCCTCTTTGACTGAAGCAAAACTCAAGTCTTGAACAGTAGATGACGCAGCGAAAAGCGCGGGGCCGTGAATAGCAGGAAAAGCAACGGCGGATACTTCTGCTAACCTTTCAAGTTTTAGATCAACGCCCGGACTTAAAAGATTAATTAGTTTTGATCGGACTTCGTTAACCTTATTAAGAATATTAACCCTGGAAAATGCACCTAATTTTCCGATTAAGTGTTGCATTTTTGGGTTGGGTAAATCCTCTTGACGGATAACCCGACACTCGAAAGGACTAACAAAAATCCCAAGTTTTTTGAGTTCACCGTCCGCCCCGATCAATTGCTTGCTATGATCGGACATAAGTGGAATCTCATAACCTTGAGACATTGCCGCATTTGTCCGTTGTGCAATTCTCAATATCCGTTCTGACGGGAACTCGTGGACTACCCCTTGGTTATCTTTATGCGTTCCCTCAATTAAAACCAAAGCGTTTTTAATCAGTTCTCCGGTGGGGTTGTCTTCAGAAAACTGACACAATCCACCTATACCGTCAAAGCAAGAAACACCCATAGGGAAGGGGTAAATAATGGGTCAATTACAATACTATTCTGTTAACTCAAACTCTGGCAAGAAATATACCAATTCAGTATATTTAGATCGTATTGGACAAAGGTTGAGGAGACTAAGAGAAGATAGGAATATGACACAATCTGAGTTAGGAGAATTACTTAATTATAGACAGGCTTCTATAAGCAGAAAAGAGTCTGGGGTATTACAAATATCAAGTATTGAAGTCGTTAACATTTCCAGGGTTTTGAGTTTAACTTCGTCTGAGCTAATTTATTTATTATTGGGGGTTGATAGTGGTTGAGAAATTAAGTTACCTTCCGGGTCAAATATCACCCAGTCTTGATAATTTAATCTGGGATTTTGTCTCTAGCTTAGACACTAGGGGAAAATACCCAATTAAAGATTTAGCTGCAATGCTCAAAGCTGATCCAATATCGGGCGCGGCTTTGACTGTTAAGGCATCAAGGGCGATCGCATTAACAGGGACGTTTAAGCATGGAAACAATGATGTGGCTAGTTTTCCCTCTGGCAATTTTACTCCGGTTGAGTTTATTAATTCCTGTTGGGAATTAATGGATGGGTCTTTATCTGACGTGATCCTTCAGATGAGTAAACAAGCCTATGGTTTAGGTCGGAGTGTTGCCGAGATTGTGTTTAGTACCGAGATGGAGGGACACAAGGGAGAATTAAGGATTAAGCGACTTAATATTTTAGAACCCAGTCGGATTAAGTTTGCAGGGAAATCCGGTCAGATAGATCGGATTATTTATTCGTCTAGTAAAGGAGAGGTGGGAATCCCTTATGCAAAGTGCTTACACATCTCGAACACTCCAATTGATAGCAATGATCCGAATGGAGATCCGCAAGCCGCAGCAGCCTATCCTTTCTGGGAATTTCATAAGTTACTGATGCGGGAATGGAGTGTAGCTTGTCAACGGCAAGCGACGGGGTTAACTATCGTACAAGTTCCGTCAACTGAACCAATCCCGATGATGGACTCGAACGGCAAGCCTATTCTTGACGAATACGGACAGACTAAAAACACATCGGCATTAGCTCAGGCTTTAGATCAATTAAAGGATTTAGCCAATGGATCGATTGTGGGAACGGATAAAAATAACACTATTACTACGATTCCCCAAACAGGGGGGGAGGGTTTCTTTAATTTAACTTCTGAAAAATTAGATAAATATAGATGGTTGGCTTATGGAATCCCGTATACCATCTTTAATGAAGGCACTGCTACGCTCGGACAAGCTGGTTTGAACTCAGGACATAGATTAATTCTGGATGGTTTGATTGAGGAAATAGCTAGACAATTTAGGGATAGATTAATTAATAACGTTTGTCGCCCTTTGTTGATGTGGAACTTTGGAATACAGGATAATTATGGAACTTTTGAGTCTGAACAATTCTTAGATCCGGCACAATCTGGGATGAGAGTTTCTAATATTATGACTTGTATTCAAACGGGTTTATTCAATCCCACTGATTTAGAGGCATTGAATCAGCTTAGAAAAGACTTGGGATTAAGCCAAAGAAGACAGGAGGATTTTAACCAAGAATTAATTGAAAAAATCATGGCAGCCGAACAGCAAAAACAAGCGCAGGAACAAGCGCAATCAGAAGCATCAACAGAGGAAAAACCAGAGGAGAGTAACCCATATTTATAACTTTCCGGTGTAACCAATCTTGATCTCAATTTTGATTTTTCTGCTATCTGTAGATTGAGGTGTTTGGGATACATTAACTTCCGACCTTGAGTTAATAATCTGACTGGGGGAACCAGAAAAAGCCCCCCAATCACACCCGCCAATAGGCTCGGATAATCTAACTAAGCTAACGTTATTTGATCCTACCTGAACAGGATTAAAAGCAAAAGCCCTAATTACTGAAGGGAATCCAGGGATGGATGTATTTAACTGAACAGCTACGGATTGACCTTGAGGCTTTGATTGCCTAGCAGATCCTTTCTGGATAGGTGATTGAGATTTAATAATATTTGCTAGAGTTTGACCTAAACCACTTTCTGTAAGAATTTTCATGAGTACGATTTTTCCTGGTAACTTGAATCAATGTCTTCCCCCTATTGTATCAGTTGAAACGGGAGGAAGTTTAACAACAAATGGCACGATTTATTTAGGGATTCAAGCCTTTAATGAATCGGGCGTTAACTTTTGCTCAACACTTGTACTGGCAAATTATACAGTCGGGAGTCGAATTAGAGTTCAGTTTAATTCTGCCAATAGAACCGAGGGAACTTTATTTCCTTATTATCTCTTAATTGCTTCACCTAATAACGACAAAGCCAATGGTCACGTTATCGGAATCTGGAAAAACTGGGAAGACAACGGCAAAACTTTAGCGACATTCTCTGACTTACTCTTAAGTCAAAATACTGATCTAACTATCACCCCGTCATCTGTAGCAAACCCTCTGGCACTACCAACAAACGCCATTCAGGGGCAAATAAGAACCGTTACCAGTTTGGGTGCTTATTACATGAGGCTAAACACCCCGCAAGCTGTTGATGGGGTTAAAGTTATTTCTGATAGTTTAGGGAATAAATGGGTTTTAAATCTTGGATCTACAAACTACGGAGCATTCCCAATTGGTGGCACTAGCGGAGTTTTTGGCTGTCATCAACCCGCAGCAAATATTGACGCTGAAATCTTGGCAAATAACCCGTTTTTTCCACGCCCTATTTATACTCCCGATGGTAGTGGATCATTATTCGATCCCGACCAATCACCAATTAGATTAGCTTTTCTGAATCTGTACGAATCAGAGATGGGAGTGGGCAGGAGACTCCGTTTAAACTGTTTTCTGAATGGCTCGGAGCCTGTTTCTAATTTACTGAGTGGAAAGATATTCGCAAGGGTTTTAGGCTTTGTCAATATCGAATCTGGGGAGCTTGTTACCGAGAATGATACGGGCGACGGCAACGATATGGATGGTATTGGGGAATGGGTTTCTGTTGATACGAAGTTAGGCTTTTTTGTATTTCAAAGACCATTACCCTATAATTGGGTTGTCGCTGTTGAGATAGCCGTTGGTTTCAAGTCTTCAGAATTGCAGATAGCACCCGGATCTGTTTTAAGTTTCACACTTAGCTGCGGGGTTCAGTCGGGCGTTTTAGTTGAGGGTGGTCTGATTTATAGGCAGCCACAAGGGGGATTGATTTATAAAGACGAAAACTATACGGGTCGGGTTTTGCCGGATTCTGTAGGGGTAAAAGTTGGCAGGATGCGGGGGGGGATGATTCATGGATCGCAGTCTCGAATATTCGAATTTTTGGATACACCTGAGCAGTTTTTATCTGGATTCTTAACTAATACTGTAGGGCAAAAAATAACCCTCAGTCGTGATGGTGTAGCCACTTTTCGAGGTATTGACGCTATCCAGTCATCAGAGGCATTGTTGGCAATTGTTTCTACAAAGGCGGGAGAATCTAGGGTTTTTTGGGGTGCTAGTGAATCAGTTTTGAGTAGTCAGGGGATTTCGACACTAATAACCTATCCATCGGGAGGTTTCAACGTTTCCTTAATTCGTTTCTACCTTTTGATTAACGGCGTTTTATATAGACAGGATTCTCCTTCTGGAGTCACAACAGGGCTAACGTCTCAAACTTTTAATATTTCTGCTATTACTGGATTTAGTTTGATAGCTTTAGAACCGACCAATTATATTCCTGGTTTATTTTTATCGCCAGGTATAGCGGTAAGTTTATCCTCTGGATCTTTGTCTGGAAATATTAAATTAGGGGTTTCCTATGTTTACAGTGGAAGTGTATTGTCAGCAATTTCTCAAGATGTTTCACTGGGATGTTTGCCCATCCTAGATTTTGATGCTATGATTGAAAGAACAGCAAGGAAAATGGCGTTAATTTTTGGATAATATGAGAAATTTAAGTTATGTCTCGCAAGAGTTAATAAAAATATTAAAGTTAACTCAACCTCAAGTTAGAAACGAATACAATCAAGTTATTCTATCAACTCAAAGACAGACGGTTGTAATTCCAAAACAATCTAATTCTAAAAGATCATCATCTAGTTCAAGGAGTGTTTGATGTCATTATCAGTCGAAGCTCAGACAAATCTAAACAGTCTCTTAGTTGCCTTAGATGAGCAAATGCAATTAAGCGAAAATGCAGCCTACCAAGCCGCATTAAAATACAACGCCGTATTGAGTTGTTTTGCTGGTGTTGATGGTGGTTTTACTGACACCTCCACACTCGCAAAAGATGCAACATCAACGGCGATCAACGCCAAACTTCCATCTTTATCAAGTGGTAGAGTCCCAGTCTCTTTACCAACAATAACCGCCGAGTTAGATTGTAGATTACTAACAACAAATACAACAATTGCAACTGGTAGTTATTTCATTTATTTAAAGGTACTCGTAGGGGATGTAACTATTAATGGATTAACATTTTCATCCGGTGAAAATCTAAACTTTGAAGCCATTAATAATGTTTTATATCCTGCTGTTGAGTTGGTAATTCCTAGTGGTAAATCAGTCCGATTAGTGAGAGGATATTAATATGGGAATGTTTTCGGATATTGATTATTCTTTGATTGTTTTGCAATTAGAGAAAGCAATGGCTAATGGTGTGGCTACCTTGGATTCAAATACCAAGGTTCCCAAAGCTCAGATTAGTTTAACCGCTTCTGATGTTGGTGCGATCGCATCTACTGGCAACGAAGTTTTAACAAGTTTAAACGCCGCGTCTGGCACAATTTCATCCGGGCTTTTACCGTCTTATGTTGATGATGTCCTGAATTATACAAACCTTGCCGGGTTCCCAGGTACGGGTGAAACTGGAAAGATTTACGTTGCAGAAGATTCCAACAAAGTTTACCGATGGTCGGGTTCTGTTTATGTTGAGATATCGAGTTCTGCTACTGCGGGAGAGGCTTTAAAACTAACCACGCCACGGACAATTACAACAACGGGGGATGCTAGTTATTTAGTTAGTTTTGATGGTTCAGCCAATGTTACAAGTGCGATAACACTGGCAACGGTCAATAGTAATGTTGGTTCTTTCGGTAGTGCTAGTTCAATTCCTGCTATTACTGTCAATGCTAAGGGTCAAGTAACTGCGGTTTCAACTAACAGTATCGGGAATGAATTAATTGCTATTCAATCGCTATCCGACACCCCAGGATTCCTAAAAAAAACAGGGGATGGGACTTATTCAATTGATATTAATTCCTATCTTTCATTGGCGGGTGGAACTTTAACAGGGGCATTGATCGCCACTTCTTTTTCTGGGGTTGGGACGGCATTAACAGCTTTAAATGCTTCAAATATCTCAACTGGAACCATCAACGCAGCCCGATTACCCGCAGCTTACCTTCCCCTGACTGGTGGGACGGTATCAAGTGCCGTATTAATTCAAAACGCAACACAATTTAATGGTTTTGCAGTAAGCAACGGTTCTTTTACCGTGGCACAATTACAAGGGAGTTCGGCAGTAAATGATAACGGAGTTTTAACACTAAGGAATACCGGTACTGTAACTACAAACATTGTTGCATCAGGCGTGTCATATTTTAATGGGGGAAACGTTGGTTTTGGTGGGTCAAATCCTTCTTATCTTTTGGATGTTTTCGGGGATTCTAGGTTTAGTGGAGTTGCTAATTTCACGAATGCAACACAATCAACATCTCCCACCACGGGAGCAAGTAGAGTTACAGGCGGTCAGGGGATTGGAGGAAATCAATATGTTGGTGGGTTTAGTTCTTTAGGGGGTGATGCTAATCATCCAGGGATTAAGATTAAAGTTTTGACGGGAACTACGGCTGCAACTCAAGGAGCAACCGTGTTTGTAGCGCATGGGGTTGATCCTTCTAAAATAATATCATTAATAACCTTAGTTTCTTGGTCGACCAATTCTTATATTCCTCCATCCCATAATGTAAGTCCCGGTTATTTCTTTGAAGTCTATAGCAGTCTAACACAGATAGCTATTCACAACAGTGCAACAAATAGCGCAAATATCCTATCAAAACCACTAACTATCACAATAATTTACACGGCATAAAATTATGACTATTGAGAAAAAAGACCATTTTTTTGTATTACAAAGCCAACAGATCCCCGTGAGTGGGATTTTATTGGATGTTGTAATTGAACTGTGCCACCAACATTCAATTGTTGATACTGAAACTGGAGAAGTTTTGGGGACAAGTCCAGGTGAAGGTATTTTGAATTTGGGGACTCCCGCCGAGCTAGAACTAGATTTTCCTGGATTTTCAGAGCGAATGGAATGGATAAAAATTGCTTTGGTTACTAAGGCAATGGGAATAATAGCCACCAGAAAAGCGGCAGAACTAGCTGCAATTGAAGCGTCAAAAAACAACCCAACACCAATAGAATGATATCAATATCAATTTTCTCACTCCCGTTTAATCAATCCGGTTATGCCTTCCTGCTTTTCTTTGCCGGACTGATTTCTATTATTAATGGATTTTCCTTGATATTCGATAACCGAAAGTTGAATCAATACTTGTCATCTACTCTGTTGATAAATAACGGATTGATGTTATTGTTTGACAGCTTTAACAAGATAGGTTATGACAAGTTTGATAATATGAAAATATCAACTTTAATAATTCAAATTATTATAAGTTTTTTATCGCTATTCCTTGTATTGGGGCATCACTATGAACGTAGCAAAAAACTCAAAGAGCGAAAAAAAGAGGGTGAGTCTTACGATTTTAGAAAGAGGGGGTAAATATTGCAATATGCCACGCCCTGTTTTTAGAATTAAATATATAGTTCAGGCATTATTTTTTAATCATCATTTCCTGGTGATGATTCTGGTCGGATTGTTTGGAATGATTTTTACCCCATTAGAAACATCTATTGGATGGATAAATGAGAGTATTGATTTTTTAAACGCTATCACCCTTGGGGTGGGGATTGGCGGGATAATTTGTTGGTGTTTCGTCTACAAGTTCAAGAAAGAGTTTAGTAGTGAAATTAGCTCCTCTGTTTGGACTGCTTGCTATATTCTTTTAAATATCTGCCACATCCTTTCAGTATTGTTTATAGTAGTTTTCTTTTTGTCTGTAGGAATCAAGCAAAATGGCAGTATATCTTCCTTAGCTTGCGGGGTGTTTTCTTCAATGCTTGCAGAGATTATGTTATCAATTAAATATGCCTACAAAAGTTAATTACCCTCGTAATCAAAATGTTGATGTCTTTTTTTCATGTTATTCTCCAATCAAATACAACAACAGCTACTACAGACCAAACGATTCAATCAGTATTTGGTTTGATTACCGTTCTGTTGGGTGGTAGTAGTGTAATTGGTATTGCTATCAATAGAATTTTTGATACCAAAAACATCAAGGTTATAGTTGAATTACAAAGTGAAATTAAAAGCCTTCAGAGGGAGGCTAATTATAGGGAGAATGATTTAAACAGGCTTGAGG